TTTAAGTACGGCAAGTGTTACCAGTGCATCACCGTCCGACACAGTACGTGGTTTAGCGGCCTGAGCCTGAAGCGCGCGCATATTACTACGTGTTGCGCCGTTCATACGATCCCATTTCTCACGTGGTATGAAATCAATCGTTGCTTTACCTGAAGCAATTTCATCAACGTAGTCATCATACAACTGTTGTTGTTCTTCCTGTTCAGCTTGTTGCGCACGTTGAAACTGGTAATCGAATCGGGTTTCTACGGATTGACGTAGTTCGGGATCTTTAATCTTACCAATGCGTGATAACGCTTCAGAGCGTGACAGACCTTCATCAATGTACGAATCGCTGATACTGATAGCTTCGTACTCTTTTGTTTCAGTCTTAGCGTCACGCTCTATACGCGCCCTTAATTCGGCTGGTAAATTACTGGCCCATGGTTGTTTGAGTGCCTCAATACGTGTGGAAGGGTCCATCGCTTCGATTCGCGCCTTAGCCACATCGACTCGCCATGCCTGTTTAAGTTTCTCACCTTCTTCGCGGGAATAATACCCGACATCAATAGAAGACTGAATACGGTCTTCCATGGTGTTGATAGCATCGACGACATTCGTATCTTTTGCAGTAATAGCAGTTTCTCTAAGTGTGCTAAGGTCATTAACCACTGTGCCACGCTCATAATCAACTTCTTGCTTATACGCTTGATTTCTAACACGTTCAGCCCCTTCTTGTATTCGCAACATTCCATTATCGATGAATTCTTGTCGAACCCGTTCGTTTTCGATTGTGGATGCTGCATCGTTAAGTAATTGTTCAGAGTTTTTACGGAAATCTTGGTCAAAGTTTTGATAATCCGTACGTTCATCATACGAATTTATTTCACTTGTGTAACCTGTTAAAAATTCAGTACGTGCTTTACTGGCTTGATAAGAGGCGCGACGTTCACCCATTTCAGACAAACCTTGTCCGATTGACGCAAGACCTGCTCCCGCGTTCGACATATCCAGTCGCGCAACGCCACGGTTGCCACTGAAATCTGCGACTTGAATATTACGAACATCAGGTAAACGTATAGCCATATTAACCCCCGAAAACCTTCAGCATACTTGAACCAGCGGATTTCAAATCTTTACCACCGGAAAGGAAGTTGCCAGCGCTTTGCATGATGCCTTGATTACGCGCCATACGTCCTTGAAAACGTGCCGCCCGACCTTTGTTACGTAAACCAGCCGCTTGTTCACCAGCACCGAAAAGCGCCGCTTCTTCGTTGAATTTACCACGTGATTCAATTTTTGCCGCCCGACGTATCGCCCCAGGGTCTGAATTACTTCCACCTTGCGCAACCGTTGCAGCGGTCAAGTCACCTAAAATACCTTGAACGTTACGTCTGATATTTTCAGCTTGACGTGTACCTTGCGCTTCAACAGCTTTACCTTGCGCTTCAAGTTGTTTAGCTTCATAACGTGCGGCACGATCTTGACCGAACCCGCCTACAACGGGGCTAATTACTTTTAATGCCTGTGCCATACGAAATACCTTCCGTCTTCGTTAATATTAAAAAGCTCGAAACCAAGGTGTTTAAGAAATTGTTCACTTGTTGGTTCATCATCACTCGCTAAAGCATACAACGGTTGATTATAGCTTTCCATTATTTGCAACAATCGTTTAGCGGTTTTAAGTATCATGATTGGATATTTACGCATTTCATCCGTCATAGAGCTAAACACTTGTAAATATGCTGAGTGCATCACACCCGCTATGGCTAATAGTTCACCATCACGTTCAACGGCTAAACCACGTAGTGAATTACTATATGGTTCACCGTTATTGAATTTTAGAATATCAGCTTTGGTTATTGTTCTGATTTCTACTTTCTGATTCTTCAATGTCATAAACCATCGCCATTATTTTACAAGGGGCTTCACACTTAATGTGTACACGGCTGTCAACATCAAAATCGCCACTAAACTCGAAACTGGGTTCGTCATACACACTTATTAGTCGGTTCAAATCAACTTCTCTACCACGTTCAATTAATGGTAAAGGGTATAAATTGTCAGCATTTGAACCGACTAAGAAACCGGCGCGACATATATCGCGTGCAATCATCCCCACACCTAGTACACGTTTTCGTCTAGTAAGTGTGGAGTAACGTACAAAACCTGACAACTTATTTGACGTGTATTCACCAGTGTAGGGTAAACCAACCGTGACGTATGTGTGTGATCCGGTAATGTTGATAACACCTGAACCAGGCACCAACTGTTCACCTAATATAACCCCGTCTGCCCACACTTTCACCGTTTCACCTGCTAAGTGTTGAAGCCCTGTCAACGTACTACCAGGTGAGTTATAACGTTTGTGCGAGTCGTAAGGGTAACGTGATACTTGTTCAAATTCAGACAGTCTTTCTAAAAACACCCCATTATTTCGCTGTACAACAATGTAAAGTCTGTCTTCATCATCACTAGGTAAAACTACTAAGTCTTTCATCGTACCATCAGTATCAAATCGTGACCACGCTTTCACATCTTCAGCATTATCATACGTAAGCACTAAACCTTTACCGTTTTCCAAGATAGCGAATACACGTGTTTCAGGTTGTCTAGTTACTACTAGCTTGCGTATTTTGGAACCATCTATGATGGATTCATTCAGCGTTAACATATCAATAGCTATGTGAGAATCACGTCCAGCGTCATACGCTAATTTGAACACTCGCTTTTTAGCACGCTGTACAAATAAAACATCATCATCGATACGAATAGGTTCGATAGGTGCCACACCTTGCGATGAACCAGATTTAAGATTTATATTAGCGTCCGTTAAAACTTCACCAAATGATGATGAACGTACACTTATTTCATCACTGGCCACTCCCATCAACAAGCGTGAACTAATCGCCAACCAATCAACTACATCAACAGGGCCGAAACCGATAGTGCGTTGAATGGGTGCATCACCACCTTCAAGCGTGTCGTCAAATGAGTTATAAGCATCTGACACACTACCCCATATTCGCGTATTACCGGCCCACCACAAACGGCCTTCATACAATGCCACAGATGATGGGTATCCGTTAAAGTCAGACCATTGCCCCTCGTACCAGTCACGTGTCGCAGTTGTAGAGCCGAAATCTTGATAAATCTGTATAGCGACTGATGTAGACGTAACATAACGCGTGACACGTGCTACACCTTCAATTGAACCACCCGCGTAACTTAGACTTAGTGTAATGGTGCCGCTGGTGTAATCCCCTGCTTTCACGAAAAGGCGATAGTACAGAATACTGTTATCCAGTGTGTCGTCGTATGATTTGAATGTGTTAGACGTGTAACTTTCAACATCTGTCCATGTCACATCATCCGTGGAGCGTTGTAACGTCACCGTAGCTGACGCACCTGAAAGGTTAACGTTGATGTTGAACTTACGTTCTTCTTCAACACCTGTCACGCGTATACCGTTTGTACCGCTTTCTTCAGCCGTTACAGATTCGGATACAGTCTGACCAGATGAAAGTAACTTATAAAGCGCACCTTCATGTTCCGGTGTGAAATAAGGCGCACTCGAACTTAGTGTACCGTTGCCGCTCAACACACTTGAACGTAATGTGATGTCGGTATCATTAATGAACCCGAACGGTCCATCATTGGATTGGTATTTAGTGATGGACCACGATTTCACACCGCGACGTTCGACACGATATTGTTGCCCGTTGTTGTAAGCGATGAATACCACATCAGCGGATTGAGTATGTCGAATGCTACGGATTTGAGAACTACTGATATCCGTAGGTAATTCAAGATTACCGGCACCTTTGAATTGAATACTGTCAACACGCGCGTAATATTCCAAACGACTGGATAGAGTGATCGTAACGTCTGAATCTGGTGTGAATACCAGTGAGTGAGTACCAGGCGCTAACGAACCCGTGAATATATCATCACTGTCAGCACCTGATGTACCGATAGCGATGGTGATAGGAGCCTCAACCACAACGATTTCAAGCGTATGTTCCGCGCCAGTGTCGGTACCTGTCAACGTTTGATAGATTGACGCCTTACCTATACCTGTACCGGCAAAACGTGCGGTACCATTATCCCAAATGACAAACGCGCCGGTGTCGTTGTTAGTAACCCAACCTGATAAATCCGTCGCGAAGTCACCATTACTAATGGTATCGCTGGTGGCAGATGATGTGATTAACTGTTCATTATCCCAAATGCGTAAACGTTGATCTGTGAATTCAAGTAACGCGGTACTGTCACGTGACGCGAAGAATGGAACGAAATATACGTCTGATGTAACAACTTCACCTAAATACTGCATACCTGGACGATACATCATCGGCCCCATACGTGAAGGTATGAAATTGTTCATAAACGCAGCACTATCACTAACACGGTCTACATCTTCACGTGCTAACAGTAAATCGTCTATTTCACCACGGTTGAATTTGTTATACACCAATCCCATTATGGTCTACCTCTGTTAGGTCCACCCATTGTGCGCGTTCTAGTCCAGTTACCACGTGTCAATAATTGTGGTGGTGATTGTTGTGCGTCAATAGCTCTCACATCATTCTTGCGCTGGTCATGCGCTTTAATCACTGCGTTCTTATCAGCATTAGGGAAACGGTTCATTGTGTCGTACGCAATCTTTGCAGCAATGTAACGCTTGAACGAAGGTTTCCACTTTTCAGGGAATTGTAACCAATCAGATGATACGTACTTGATAAAGATTTCATCCACGTTACACATCAACACGCCCGCTTCATCTGTGTAATGCTTGATAGGTGTTTGCATGTATTCGTCATACCACACCCCGTCAAATCGATGTAAGTCGGTAGGTAAATGATGCGCGTACTGATAACCCCATTCAGTTTCAAGTGCGGGATCACTGGTGATACGCATCGATGTAGTTGCCCAATGCCACCCGATATCTTCAAGCACCGATTCAACCACACCTGAATTTACACAAATGTCTAATATCGAACGACGTTGTGAATCATCTTCAATATTCACCAGGTGGTCTTCACCTAATATCAGTAACGCGTCGTTGTAAATCGCTAACCATTGCGGTGTTAATTCAAACGTTGACTTCTTACTACGTGTCGCGGGTTCGTCAGCGCCTTCACTAGCAACGGACGTACTTAACGCGGTTGCGAATTGTTGTTCAACAAATTCAAGTCTACCGGCCGCTTCAGGGTTACGTTCAGTTAGAAGTTTAGCGATATAATTGTAAACAACACGTGTGAACGTCTGCGTCCAATTAGCGTAATCATCTAACAGTGAACCGTCGATGTAGCGTACGTAAATCGTTTGATATTCACACGCTATGGTGTCACCTTCACGGATAAAGCGTGCAACAGGTTGGTCAAGTCGTGGGTCACTGAACACACCAACCAATTCGACAAAGTTTTCAGGTAAGTCAAATACGTTATCTAGTTCATGCTGGTCAGACTCCACCGACATATTCAGTTGAACAGTCTTGGTGGCGAATCGAGGCTTAACAAGTTCAGCACTGTATAAATGTGGTTCAAGTGCCCATATTGCGTCTAAGTTGTAACGAGCATCAGAATCATCGGTTAATAATTTAAGTCGTGGTAGTGACGCAGCGATTAACGCGTTATTGTACAAGCTGAGTTTGAAATCATCATTAGCGCTATTGACGGGCCGAACAAGTGGTTCATCACCCTGATTCGATTCAATGACAATTTTAAGGCGTTCTTGATAAACCTGTGACACTTTATCCAGTGCGTCAGGTTTGATGCGTTCAGCCAGTTCAAACGCCATATACGCCATAACAAGACGTGTGAATGACGCATTCCAGTTCGTCAGTGTATCTAGTAACGACTTTTCCACATAACGTAGGTAAACCACGGGTAATTCACAAAGAATGGTGTTAGCGTCGCGTACGAAGCGTTCAACACGCTGGTCGAGTTTACCATCTTGATGGAGTGATACGATATCTACATACCCTGAAGGTAGCGTGTGTACGTACTCGTAATCGTGAACAGTACTACTGGTCGGTGATGCGAGTTTTATAAGCTTTGTAGCGAATAATGGTTTGGTCAGTTCCGCACAATAGTAAGCTGGTGACGCATCCCATATTTCGTCGAGCTCGTATCGAGTTTCACGATCTTCAGTTAATGAGGCTAAACGGCGCGAACCAATTAACTGTAACGCACCGTTGTAGATAGCTAATTGGTCTAGCGCCATGTTGTTATACCTTGTTTAGTTGATAGCGGTACCGTCAGATAAGTTAACACTACCGTCACTGTTCAATGATTTAACAGTATACATGTGATGCACAGTTGCGCCAACTGTGTCAATTTGTGTCACCACGTCACCGACTTTCATACCTAACGCCACACCATCGGTGAAGTAGCCATTTTGACGCACATTGGACGGTGAATCAGCGCTATCATATTCCCACATTGATGCGCCGTTCTTACCAACCATTTGAGCTACTAGGGCCGGTGGGTTCGACGAGTTATAACCTGAATCGACAATAACCGCTTGAACAGTCACGGTTAATGTGTCGGTTGTTGTACCGTCCGTGTTAGTTGCTGCAAGCTGAAGTGTATGTACACCAACTTCGTTAAACGTCACGGTTGGGTTAAGCTCCGTAGCATCTGAGAATGTTGGAGACTGACCGCTCGTACAAGTCCACAATAACGAATCATAGTCGCTAGCTGTTGCTGTTGATAAAGTAACAGTCTCACCGTTTGTAGCGGTCATGTTTTGACCTGCGTTAACTATTGGTAATTGTACAGAAGTGTTAGAATTCAAAGGTCTAACCATCACCGTTCTTGTAACGGTTGTTGCACTTCCGTTTTCGTCTGAAACATCAAAGTTTACAGTCTGCAATTGAGACACAAGCGACGTGTCTATATCACCAGTCTGAACGATACTACCCGTTATTTCTGTTCCATCATCTTTGAATGCGGTTACGTTAAACTCTGGCTTTTCGTCACCTTCCACAATTATCTGATAGAGTGGTGAATTTGCGATGATGTAAGGAGGCGCACTAGATGGGCTGCCAACAGTGAAATCCACTTTACTCGCAACTGTAACGTGCCTGTCTGTTTGCAGTAGAACAAATGTTAACTTTTCATCTGCATTAGGCGCATTTACCGTACTAGTTGTAACATCATTATTTCTATAAGCTGGAACGGTTACGGATGTTCCGCGCACTTGCTCCCAATTGGTTGATTTGGGGTCGTTTGCGTCTGCATCTGATATTGTAGCATCTGAACCTATTACTATTTGAGCGCCTTGTGACACTGACTGGTCAGAGCCAGCATAAGGAACTGGCAAGCTGTTTTGCGTAAACTCTATGCTGTGCGTTACTTCGCTCGATACCGTTGTGTCATCGCTTGATGTAACACCAATAACAACTGTTCCGTCAGTATTACCTATCACTCTTACATAGTCATTTTCAATGACTTGTAGAGAAGCATCACCAGAAATTATTCTCCACGTATAAATATGTGCGGCATAAATGTTTTCGTTGGCTGTTTTTGCAATGTAATAGTTTTCATATCCAGTCTCCCCTTCGCTTCGACCATAAATGGCAGGTCGTGGATTTGATGCTGGTGTTACCCCATTTACGTCTATTTTATATGAAAGATATAAAGGCCTTCTGCCAGTAGAAACTCTGTCACCGTAATTAACCGATAACAGTATGCGGTTATTCACAGGGTCGTAATTACCACCCGTAAAATGAATTTCATTTTCGTTTTCCCCACCCGTTAAAACAGGAAGGTTTAACATGCCTCTTTCGTAAGGGCGCACAGAGTATGGCGTTATTTCACCATTCTTAACGCGTAATAAGTCGTCTACGCTATAAAGCCAGTATTCACAAAACCAGTCTGCGCCGTGATAAGCTTGAGGGCCATTGCTGACAGATACATTATCAGATGCATAATCCACTCCCTTGTAATAGGCACTAGAACGCCTAAACTTATCATTACCGATAACCATGTAAGTTCTGGTTTCTGGCACAATCAAAGCGCAAGCAACTTCACCATCAACCCAAATGTCGTTAGTAAAGTCTGAGTTATCATCATTCCATGATTCAGCAGTTTGAGTTTCTTCGTTGAATAAAGGGTTCGTTAAGTCGTACCATAGATTGTTTTCTACTGGCAAAGTCGTGCCAGCACCAGCGGGGGCAGGGTAATTTAAAAACGCTGCACTAGGTCCAACTGACAATCGGCTTATAATTGCCTGGTCTCGAGTTCCGTTTGCTATGTAACTATAACCAAAGATGTCCGCGTATTCAGGGGGCACGGCAGAAACAGAGCCGACACCATAATCAGGCAATGCTCCGTTTGAATCTGTCATTGAATACCACCCACTGATGTCACAATTTTGCAAATCATCAGCGTCTTCAAAAATAGCCACGTTAGCCGCTGGAGGCAAGTTACGGTAACTATCCGTATATTGCACCATTAATCGGTTTGAATCGTCATTATAGTGAAGGCCGTATATTTCAAAACGGCTAGGCTCTGCAAGACCGTCATCCCATCTAACATTCTGTGGTCTTACAAAGCTTTGAACTACATTATCAGCTCTATTCCATTGCGTGTAATCGGTGTCTTTGGAAAGCTCAGGCATCCCAAGCTCAATAATACAATCGCCTTGTACGTTATGTCCTGTTGCGTAAAAAGTGTTTTTAACGTGGTTATAGGCAATATTACCGATAGAGTAATTCATGCTAGTGGTATTAGATTCACCTTGTATGGTGAAATTGCCCTGCGGCGCTAAGAATCCGCCCTCGTACTCTAGCGTGTTTATACTTATTAGAGGAAAGTCGTTAACACTGCTGACAGCGGTTACATTTACTGTCTCCGTTACGGTTGATTCACCATCGGTGACTTCAACAGAAAGGGAATAGGATGTGTTAGAGTCAGTCGTTAACTCTACAAAATCCTGTCCATTTGTGCCTAGCGTACCGTTATCAACAGACCACGTATAAGCTAACGATGAACCATTGCCGCCAGAAGCCTTGGTATAAAACTTATATGTAGAGCCTGAAACTACTCTGCTACGTCCTTTTATTTCAACTACGATTGGCGTTGTTGCTGATTCAGTCACATTAAAAGTAACAGTGTCGCTTACCGTATCAGTTCCATCATTTACCGATAGCTGCAAAACAACATCGCCATCAGCGTTAGCAAAAGTAAAATCGGGGGATTCAACACTAACATCAGAGAAAACACCAGCCGCACCAGAAACTTGTGACCATGTGTAAGTCAAAGGGTCGCTGTCTGCATCTGAAACAGTAGGTGACATTGTTACAGTAGAGCCACCAGAAGCTGCACCACCTGCGCCAGCATCTACGCTAGGAGGCGTATTGCTTGACTCTTCTACTACGTTAACAGTGACAGTTACTGTATCAGATGCATTACCATCCGTGTCGGTGTGATCATAAGTGAGTGTGTAAACACCTACGGTATTTTCATCTACATTACCGACTCTAGGAACAGTTTCATCAGGGTCAACATTATCTTTAGCGGTTGCCACTGGGTAAGTGAATGTATCACCTACAGTGATTGTGTACGATGTTTGAGGAGGGGTTAGCTCTATAACTGGCTTTTCGCTTTGATACTCTATCAGCGAAGCGTCAAAGTCGACAAAATTAACAGGTGTACCATTTTTGCTTTGACCACCGATGTCTACCAACTCCCCAACACCTTTGGAATCACTAGGACTATAAACCCTATCATCTGACAGGTAGTTGAAAGTGAAACTATAAGTTTTACTGTCTCGGACTGGATAAAATCTGTTGAAAGTTCTATCAAAGGCGATTGACGTATTATCTGTCGCAAGCGGAGCGCCATCTAGCGATAAAGTTGTTACCCCGCCCGTTCTTTCAAGCTCTATAACCTTCAGTCCAGCATTTACAATCGAGTCAAGAGTCAATCCCGAATCGAAGTCTATTGCTATATCAGACGCTTTTACATTCAGCGCCCAGGTATTGTTACCTGACGATAACTCTAAAACAATGCTGTTTCTGAATTGGTTAACTGTTGAATTGATAATGGTGAAATTCAACGTTCCCGATACAGTTAGGTTTAGCTCAACTTCATATTTAAAGTAAAAATCTGAATCAGAAGTTGTTGAAGGATAAGATGGTAAGGTGAAGTATTCACCGACGTTTCCCGTTTGTAAATAATACGGCATTGCTATCACCTTTGAAGAAACGCTACAAACCTTAGCGGTTCATAGCGCGAATGTAGTCGTCCAGTTCACGGTGTGCGGTTTTCTTGTCCGGTAAGTTTTCAAGAATGAACTCACCAGTTTGTAAGTCTTGAACACAAACTCGCTTCGCACCACGTACGGAAATTTTGTAACGGTCGTCGGGTTCGTCGATATCTTCGTTTTCTTCAAACTCGTAGAACTCCAACACTTTGACGCGTACATCAGTACCGCGAACAAACGTTACGAATAGTTTGGCCACAAAAGATTGGTCGTCAGCGACAACGCGGATTTCGTCACCTTCGCTCAACTTTGATGCGACATTTACAAATAGTTCAGGGCTAGTGATTGTATCGACTGTGATACTCGCAGCAATGATGCAAGAAAACACGCTGAATCTGTGTTCAGCTAATCCGAAATCGCCTGGTAGAATTGGTTGCATGGTATATCTCCAAAAAGGGGCAGCATCCCGCTACCCAATGGTAAAAGGACCACCCGAAGGTGGCCCCGACCGCCAAACTTAATTAGTCAGTGTCAGTGGTTGAAACCGCTGTACCGTCTGACAAGTCCACGCTACCGTTAATATTAACAGCAACGACGGTGTATTGGTGATGAACAGTACCACCAGCGGTGTCAATCTGCTCAACAGTGTCACCGACTTTCATACCCAGGTCAGCACCATCTGTGATGTAACCGTCAGCACGAACGTCGGTCGCAGCGTCAGCACTATCGTACATCCACTTAGAACCACCATCCTTACCAACCATCTGCGACACTAGGGCCGGTGGGTTGTTAGTTGAATAAGCCATTTGCCTAATCTCCTATATTACTGCGACAACGCTAGTTCAGCGTGTGGCATTTTGATTACACCGCTGTTCTGCAACAGCTTGGTGCCCATGTACGCTGTACAACGTGCCCATGACTTGTCGTTCTTTTCATCGTAACCAACAAGCGTTTGAATACGTTCCATGTCGCACGCGTGACCGATAGCGTTCTGCGAGTACATGTAGCACACCGCTGAATCTGTACCGGTACCAGGTAAACCAGCGTCAACAATCCAGTTGATACCATACCATGAGAACGCGCGGTCTTTACCCACACCTTCAAACGGTTTCATGTTTACGTAGTCGGCTGATGCGAACTCTTTAAAGCCCATCAGTTCACCGTGGAATGCGGGTGTGATTACACCGAACACTGGCGCATCGTGTGTTGCGAACGCGTTACCAAGCTTAGTCTTAGCTTTCTTGATAAGTGCTAATGTTGCAACCGCAGCCGAACCCCAAGTATTTGTAGCAGCACTTAGCGCGGTGTAGATATCGTTGTCAATCTTACGGTTGATAACAGACATACACGTTTGCTGCATGATCTTACGACCATTACCTTGTGATGCAAAAATGTTGAAGTTGGTACGTTCCGGTACATCGTGCCATTCTTTCAATGTCACGGTGAATTGGTTCAAGTTATCAGGACGTGTAGGAATGTCACCATTCTTACCACGTGTTACCGCAGTAGCACCACCTGAATCCGCTACCAGGAATACAGCTTCATTACCGTTCACTTCGGTTTCAGTCACAGTAGTGTGACGTACGAGCGATTGACGCTTTTCAAAACCAGCAATGAATTCCTGGCGATACATAGTTTGAAACGCTGAATCAGCCATTTTCAATATCTCCAAAAAATTAACTAAAAGTATGTTGAGTATCACACATAGAGTTAGCCTACATTGCGATTTTGTGAGTTAGCCACAAGGTGGGGTCACGCTGTCACGCATAGGGGTCATTGTGTCAATGTGTAACAGTATTGAACAAGTTATAAACTATTGTCAAATTTAATATAAAAAAGCCCCGACAAGCGGGGCAAAGTACAACAGGGAGCACACATTCTATTTCATACGGTCGCGTGCCGTAACTAAATCCTGATAACGCTTTTGCGACTGGGCATCTTTGTACCATTCATCGGTGCCCATCTTACTTTCAAGCTTCTTAATTTCTTCATTGATAGACTGTAACGGATTGTCACTGTTCGGTACAACCGTCGCAGATGGATTAACCTTACGCGCCATATCAGCGAAGAAGTTAGCCACTTGAGGTGATGAAAACATCGCCATACCGTTAGGAAGACGGGCCGACATGAAATCATCGCGCACCGCTTCAGGTAATTGTTCCATCAGACCGCGTATCATGTTCACATTAGATTGATAATCGTGGCCCCAATTCTCACGTAACTGACGTTGTGCGTTCTGAAGATCTAAACCATCCTGTTCAATGTACGCTTGTTCTTCACGTTGTCGCGCTTGTAACATAGCATTAGTCAGCGTATTAATCTGTTCAGACGGTAGGTTCATTTCGTGTGCCGCTTTGAACACATCACCCATGATACGGTTGTCGTCTTCACCCAACACCAGACCGTCGGCAAGTTGTAGCTCGTAACCTTCCGGTGTTTCAGGAATACCGTTAGCTTCACGGTACTCTTTCAACTGTTCTTCAGTTGGGTTTTCTGGCAAACCTGTATCAGCTTTCTGACCTGAACGAATGGTCTTCTGTGCTTCAACGTAGTTCTTGGCCAGTGACTTGATATCTGTCACACGACTGAACATCTTTTCAACCTTCTCGCGTTCAGCATCATCTTCAATACCTAACGACTCCACCATCTGTGTACGCCAGTCTTCAGGTACATTATCGAACATACTGACGGGTTCGGGCGTTGGTTCAGGTGTTGGTGCAGGGTCAGCCGCAGGTGGTGTTTCAACTGGTGGAGTCGGTTCAGGTGTTGGTGTTGGTGTTGGTGCAGGGTCAGCCGCAGGTGGTGTACCTTCCTGCCCTGGTTCAGCGTTCAAGTAACGATGTGTAAAGTTACGAATCTTCATTGGCGGTATCCTCTAATTTTTCTAATGGTTTATTTAGAACTTGCATAATACGCTTACCCACAAACGCACGGCCTTGTAAGAATGCGGTTTCATCAAAGCTGCCAGGAACATACAACAAGTCGTCAGCACGACACAGTTTGTTCACGATGACTTTTAACGCTAAACGTTGCTGGTATTCCGTTGCATCACCGCGCCATAACGCTTTAACTGCGCGTTCTTCGTCAACGGTGAGCGGTGGAGTCTGTACAGATATTGGCTTATCGTTTTTCATTCGTCAACTATCCAGTCGTGTGCGGTCATGTCCAACGCGTCAGGGATGTAAGGCGCTGTAACGTCGTCACACTTCACGTAAAAGTAACCAGTGGTTAAGTCTGAGCGACCATCGGGCAATCGATACCCGACGTGTAACTCATTATTCCAACACTCACGACGCATGGTGTGACCATACTTGAACACGTCGTCTAATGCTTGCCCAAATCTCATAATTGCCCCGCTTCAACTTGTAGGGCCGTTTGTGCCAATGCTTCAGCTTGACGTTGTTCACGACGTGCCATGATATCGTCAACGGCACGCATCCACATATTGGGAACACCGACACCGCGTGAAGCGTCACGTAACGCCACATCGAAGTCAACGTTATCAACAACGTTCTGGTCAAACTGTGCCGCTTCAGCAAGCATACGAGATACTTGCGCAAACTGTGTCGCTTTTTCTTCTTCCTGAGATTCAGACAATGGTGAATTGAATTTGAATTCTATCTCACTGGATTGTAATGATTCAGGTATATCGTACGGCGAACCTAACAATCCACCAGCCATGGCTATCTCGAACGAGATTTCACACAATGAACCGTTGTACTCTGACTCAATAGGTGCAAACAGCGGTAAGTTTTCGCGACGATATTGCTTCATTCGTTCGATAACTTCAGTCGCTGTCATTTCGTTACCGACAGGTGGTAACGTAATCTTGTTCAGATAGAACGCGCTTTGAAGTGTAGCGATGATGGACAACTGAGCGTCTTTACCGATTGGGAAACCACCACGGTCTTGTTGCAGGGTTCGAAGCGCTGCACCAAGTTTCTCATCGTATTCGTCATCCACCCAAGTGATACCGTCACTGGATAAGTCAATGTCACTACGAATGGCACGTTCTGTTGCAATGATGGGTGGTCGTGCATAACGTTCAGCGGCCTCCATTAGGGTGAACGTCATAGCCTGAAGCGTACGTGCATCGGGTAACGCTGTGATAGTTGCAGGGCTATAAGCGTAAGGCGCACCGGCGATAGTTTGAAAACGTGGAACCGTGTAATAGCGGTGATTAATACCCACTTCTTCAATCAGGTGATTATTGTCAGAATCAATGAAAAGTGACACGTAAGGTGTGTTGATTGATTCATCACCATACATACGGGCCGGTATCACAAAGTGACGGATTTCACATTCAGCGAATGGTTCACGTTTACTACGCTCAACAATACGACGATGTACTTTATCTTCACCGAATACCGCAATTAGCTGGTGGATAGATGGTTTCCACTTACGCGCAACACCGCCCACTGAACCGTCTTCATCTTCAAACCAAGCACAGTCACGTAAGTGCCAATTACGATACAGTAGACCGTTGCGCTGTTTGTTCAGTTCTGTACTGATGACGCACTGGCCAAATGTACCGTAATCGTGGTCGCCTTGTTTGGTGGCACGAACGAACGTTTTATTGTTTCTACCCATCATGGTCATAAGTCGCTTACGTGCGAAGTCTAACCACATATTACCGCTATGGTCGGTCGAACCACCAGCCGTTTGAATCTTGAACCAATCCCCATCACGTAACATGGCGCTGAATGAGTTACACAAATCACGGCGCATAAGTACCGGTTGTGTATTCATCAGTCCGTCAGCTAATTCGTCACCCACGTTACGCGTTGTGGTGAAGTCGGCACGTTCAGGGTAGAAATGGTCGGCCAACGTCTGCCACAACGACAGTACGGGGTATTGCTTTTCAAACAGGTGGTCAATCTGTTTCTTAACTTGTTCGACCGTCATCTTAGCCAAGTTTATCACTCTCACTTAAAATGGTACCGGTGCGGCCGCGGCCTTGACGACGACGCATAGCATCACGTTCCAAACCAGCTTGACGACTCGCATCATCAACGTCTGGTGCGGCCTTCGGGTCTTCAACTTTAGGTGTTTCAGGCACACCCATTCCGAACACATTCATTACTTTGTTAAATGCTTTACTAACGCCAGACATGATACTTTTCCTATTGTGTAATTTTCAGTCATTGTTATCTATTGTAACGTTTACTGTCAAATCTTCCAGCGCTACGCGGTGTGCGTTTAACAGCGCGTTGACGACTGCGCGGGTTCGGTGCGTTTTCCCAACCACCACGAAAG